ATACTACGCACTACGCCAACCGCCCGAACGTTATCGGCAACAGTAGAAACGCTCTACCAATTCGCAAATTTCTTCTTGTTGCGCTATCGTCAATCTTATATCGCCCAACCCTAAGTGGTGGTTTTTGTCAAATCTTAACTGTTCAAAGCATTTGCGTAAATCCCAATCAGACTTAACCGCAGCCGCTAACACAGTATTGCCGTCATTGCGGGCTTCTGTGTTATTTTGAAAGTGTTGTTCTGTGTTCATCTTTTATCTGTTTTTGAAACTGTATGCTAACATAATTTTCAGACTTTAAATATTTACCGTGTGTCAAATTGTGAAACAAATCCTTTTGCTCGGTTTTGTCTAAAGGTTTTGATGAAGTCATAAATCCTGTTCCTAAAATAGAACCGTCTTGATTGCTTGTTATTGTAAACCTGTACCCAAATTTTTTTTTCATATCAATATTTGTTGTTAAAGTGAAGCGTTCGGTTTCAAAATGCAGCACGAACGCAAAGCCTTATAACGTTAGCGGTCAGTGCTAACGAGCATTAGTTCTACGGTCATACACTGCCCAAACTTCGTCTTGTTGTGAAGGGGTAAGGTCTGCGAAATACTTTCCATACAATTCCTGTGCAATCTGATTTATGTTCATTGTTTTGAAATTTACCGCACCGAACGCTAACAAGGCATTTACGCTACCTCTGCGGACGGTGCTATGTTCAACAATTGTTTTTTAATGACGGGGCAGCGTAAATGCCCCAAACGTTAGCGGCAAGTGCTACCATGCTTCTACATATTCAGCAATAGTTGTTTCACCGTCCTTTACTTCGCCGTAGTTTATTCCTAATTCTTTAACGGAATATTCTTTCCCTGCTGTTACGTAGAATTTGTAAATATCATCAGCACTCCCGCCAACACTTACATAAATTGATTTGCCGTTAAACTCACCTTTGAATTCGAATGAGTACTTGTAGTATGAAGTGAAAACGACCATTGCTTCACCATACGTTTCTAAAAATTCTTTTCTTGTTAAATTTGACATTTTCGTTTCAATTTTCGCACCAGCCTATAACAGCGGTTTTACGCCACCGCTGGACAGTTAGTGCGCTGTTATTAAGTGAGCCGCAAAACGTTAGCGGCAAGCGTTCCTGCGTCTCAACATTCGTTCTAATCATCGCTGGTTGCCGGGGTTTAGTCATTCGCGATAATCGTTGTATATTTCTATTGTGTTTCCATCGAAAACGACCTGGCCGAACTCGCCAATCAGTTCCTCCAGTTCTAAGATGGTTATTTCTTTACCCCTCCACTTTCTGCACATTTCAAGTTTTTCGGGGTTTGCGTCAACAAATCCTTGCCAAAAGGAGTCACCGTTTTTAGCGAGCTCCTCCCAAGCACAATAGTCTGAAGTAAACTTAATTTTATACTTTTTCATCGTATTAATTTTTAAATGTTAGTACTTAATTTTATGATGTAAAGATACGCAATTGTGTAATACGAAGCAAGCTTTTTTCAATTTTTTTTTACTCAAATGCGTTATTTATTTTAATTCTACCGCAAAGAATCCTGCCACTTTCGAATAGCTTTGACCAATTTTCGAACATTCCCTTTGTGAACTTCAGGGCATTTGTTTTTTCTGATGCCATTGCGGTCGCCCTTGGTCAGAAATCTGCTTAGGGCTGACCAGTTTATAAAATTTTCAGGCTCAAATATTTCTATGAAAACATTAGGGTAGTTTTCAGAAATCCAGTTTACTTGCTGAGCCTCGGAGCGGAAATCCCAATCACCTGGAAGGTGTGGGATTCCCTTCCGTTGTAAAAATTCTCTTTCGTATTTCATGTTAAAATGGATTTGAATGTGCAACGATTCCGGTTTTTTCATCAATCCATTCTGTGTATTCTTCGCCTGAAGAATATTTCCCTTTTACTTCTTTCCATTCAGGAGACACTTTCAACAATTTATACCAGTATTCACCGTTTTCATTTACCAAAACGGCACCGGTTTTGCTCCAACTTGGGGCATCAGTATTTAAAAATTGAGCCCCATCGAGTCTTGAAACTGGGATTGTTCCTTGCCATCCATACTTTCTTGACTCTTCCCAGCATTCTTCCCAGCTTCCAACAAAATACTTTTCGCCTGCGATTTTTTGAGCTTCCTGTTTTGTTATTCTTAAAGTTTTCATCGTTTTAATTTTTAATTGTTAGTATTAATTTGATGATGTAAAGATACGCAATTGTGTAATACGAAGCAAGCTTTTTTCAATTTTTTTTTACTAAAATGCGTTATTTATTTTAATTCTAAATTAGAACGCCAACAACAACCATATAAAACCTAAACTTACGCAATCCACAACTATTAAACTAAGTGAATTGACAAAAAACTTACGCAATCCGCAACTGATCAGATAAAATGTTTATAATGCAAACACTTTTTCATTTCAAAACACGTACATTTGAGTAGGAATTATCAAAACAACAGATTCATTAATGAAAGATAAAATTATCGCAGCGCTGAAAGACAAGTTCAAGGACTTGGGGTTTAGCGACAAAGCCTTCGATGGGGTGGCTGCATTCTTGGCCACAACAATTAAAGAAGAGGCTGACATCGACAACTCGCTTGAAGGGGTCGACGGGCTGCTAAAGTCATTACAAGGCGATATCGACAGTCGTGTTGCGAAATACAAAGTCGATGCTGAAAAATGGCGCGCAGAACGGAAGAAAAATAAAGACAATCCGGGGGGCGATCCACCGCAACCCAATCCGCAACCGCCAGCCGGGGGCGAAAACAGCGACGACGACGCACCTGCATGGGCTAAGGCGCTCATTAAATCGAATGAGAACCTTCAAAAAGAACTTGCAGCGATCAAAGGCGAAAAAGTCGCACAAACGCGGCAACAGACCTTGCAATCAGTTTTCAATTCTGAAGACCTGAAAGGCGCGCCGGATTTCTTCAAAAAACAGGTTCTGAAAAACTTCAACCGCATGTCATTCGACAGCGACGATGCTTTCAACGAATACCTTGAAGAAGTCAAGGCAGACGCAAAGGCAGCGATTCAGGAAGTAGCTGACAAAGGGCTTGGGGCGCAACAACGACCGTACCTGGGCAAAATAGATGCGGACGGCGTCAGCGCAATTACAAAATCTTATATTGAATCAAAAAAAGCTGGCGCGGACGGCGCTAATAATGGCCTGGGCGGTAAGAAATTGTAAGTTCAATTCTTAACCTCTTAGGAAAATGCAAAATTTCATCCAAAACGAAAGCCGTCAGCCTATCGTTTTTGATCGCAAGATTGAAGACATACCCGGCGGCATTACCGTTGCGGTCGGAGATTTGGGGGGCGACGAAGTGAAGGCAGGAACGCCGGTCGGGAAAGATTCTCAAACCGGTCTGTATCACGTCGTCAAAACCGCAAAAATGCAGGCCACTGCAAATAGTTCCGCAACGGAGTACCGCGTTGAAAAGAGGCATCAGTTCAAAGTCGGCGATATCATTACGCACGCACCGAACAAAGCCGCTTATGCAATCGCATCGATTGACACAGACGATCCCGATTACGATGCTATCACTTTGGGGACTACTCTTGGAGAAGAAGTCGCCGAAGGCGCTATAATCTTCGAAGCAGCAGAGGAAACACCAAACAGTTCAGCATTCAAGTACACGCCCGTTGGCCTGGTTGGCACAACCTTCGACATCGTTGAAGGCGACAACCATTTGGTCGATTGCGTTGTGCGCGGTTCCGTGCTGGAAAGCGTGATCCCTCCGATCCATCCGGAAATCAAGAAGGCATTGTCGTTAATCCGGTTTGTGTAACCGCCTGAATCAATTTTCTAACCTCAAAATCCTAATCGAAAATGAGAAAGTCATTAATTCAAGGCTTGTCGGAAAAGGATATAATGGCGGTTCTGCGAACCTATGACCTCAATCCTTTTTACTATCCGACGCTTATGCCTTTACGTTTCACTCCGACCCTGACATGGAAAACCCTCGCAGGGGATTTGGGAGTACCTGTAGCCGCCGACGTTGTTTCGTTCAACTCTTCGGCGCCTAAGAAAACCCGCGACGTTGTTCAACGTCTGTCCGGGGACATTCCGAAGATCGAAGTCGCCCGTGAAAAGGAAGAAACCGATCTGAACGAATACAACCAGCTTGTACATTACGCCAGCGCTGGCGGCGAAGGAGCGCAGCGCGCCCTTGTTGAATTCATCTACAACGATGTGGAGTTCTGCTGGAATGCAGTTAATGCACGACTTGAATGGTTGGCCCTTCGCGGTCTGTCAACCGGCAAGGTTGTACTGGACGGGAACAATAACAACGGTATCGTTACCGAAACGCTCGTTGACTTCCAGGTACCGGCAGCGAACAAAAAAGGAGCTTCAGTTGTGTGGTCTGTAGCCAACAAAGCTACTGCGAAGCCGATCGACGACATTAAGACGATCGTGAACCTTGCGAAAGCAAACGGCTACATGGTCAACTTCATGTTGATGAACTCCGACACGTTCGACATTATGGCGCAAACAGACCAGGTTGTAGACGCTACAGCGGGATGGGTCATCCAGGCGGCAGGTATAGACGCGCTTACTCCTGACCTGGGAGCTGTAAACAGGATGCTGCAAAACAGGAACCTTCCGCAAATCAGGATCATTGACAGCCTGGTAACGATTGAAAAGCGAGACGGTACGCGTACCGTGGTCAATCCCTGGGAAGAGGGCGTAGTAACTTTCGTTCCTTCGCTGGTGTGTGGCAACACATTCCATGCGCCGTTAGCTGACGAACTCGTTCGCGATTCCGCAGCTATGAAGGCGAAAAGGGAACATGTCATGATCAAGAAGTTCAGCGAAGAAGATCCCGTCAAGGAAATCACGAAAGGGCTGGCAAACGCTTTCCCGGTGTGGGCTACCTCGCAACGTTCATTCTTGCTTGACACGCTTGATACGACCTGGGGCAACGGCTAATTCTATAACGGAACATGGCAACTCTTAAAGCAGTAGTAACGGCCAAATTGCAGCGTTTCGGCGCGGATATTTCCGACGCTGAAATGTCTGCATTCCTTACCGACGCAGGCGTGGACGGCGACGCGGAATACACTTCCAACTCGCAAAAAACGATGAAAAAGGCGCTGGTAAGGATTATTCCCGAAATACTGGCAATGCCCGACGTCAGCGAAGGCGGTTTTTCGCTTAAGCTGGATCGCAACGGATTGAAGGCTTATTTGTCGACGCTTAGCAATGAGTTAGGCGTGGCCGATCAGTCGAAACCGACAGTCAGATACATTAACCGCTGGTAACTATGGTGCAATACCCTTACATCCTTCAAACCCTTCAGCAGACAGACGCTGTACAAGATGAAAACGGCAACTGGACGCCGGGAGGCGAAGAATGGGTAACGCACAGCAAATGCAGGGACGAAAGCGGATCAGGCAGGCAGGTACGGGGCGAAGACGGCAGCGCAATTGTCGTTAATTTCCTCGTTCAATGTCCGCTCGGTACGCCGGCTGTTCCGGCAAATACCAGCATCAGAGTTGTTGACGGCGAAAATGTCAGGGCATCCGGAAAAGTTTTGTACAGCAGAAAAGACCGATTACATACACGGATATGGGTTTAAGACCGAGATTCACTAAGCAAGACGTGAGCAAGATTATTGCCGGCAGGATGCGACGCATCGAAGCAGCGATAATTAATGCTTTGCAGTTTCTTGGTGAAAAGTGTGTTACGATGTGCAGGACGTCAACTAACATTGATCCGTCAGCTTTCCCTGTAACATATGTGGTCGATGGAAAGGTGTTGGAAGGTAAGCCACTACAACAGCGAGAATTAAGGGCTGGGGAGAAAGGGAAAAAAAGACCTGTCTTTGGGGATTATCTCGATCAGACATCGAACCTTAGAAACAGCATTGGCTATGTAGTTGTGGCGAATGGGAAAATTGTAGTAAGTAATTTCGACGGAGACGACGGTGACGGCAGAAAGCTGGCTAATAGCCTGGCAAAGGAAATCCGCAATGGATATGCTTTGATTGTCGTGGCCGGGAAGAATTACGCGTCCTACGTCGAAGCTAAAGGATACAATGTAATCTCATCCGCTGAACTTTTCGCTGAACGGGAAATGCCGAAAATACTGGAAAGACTGCGCCGCAACATATCAAAAGCTGCATAATGAAAACGACGCTTGATCAGGACAACATTCTCTATACCTTACTGGCTACTTCTTCGCTGGAAAGCGAGATCAGTGGCATGATCATTAAGGGCGGTGAAATAACTGACTTCTCAAAGGAAAATGTCGTGATTAAAAGCATTGTGGTAGACGGCGGGCAGGACATACAGAAGGGTTTTGCAAATGTAAACATCCATGTTCCGGACATAGAAATAAGCATTGCAGGAAAGCCTACAAAGCAACCGAATAACGCCAGGCTGAAAGAACTAACCGATCTGGCAACGGAAGTTTTGGAGGAATATTTCAATACCGACTACAACCTGTATATCGATTCAATTTCGGTATTCAAGGACTTGGACGGCATTGATAATCATTTCATCAATTTCAAAATCAGATTTAATTTTCTCTAACTCTTAAAATACACTATCATGGGAGTTTTCACTATAGGTCTGGAAAAGATCGAATTCGGGGATATCGAAAGCGACGGCGGTTTGGCGACTTCATTTGCGGCTCTTGGTAAGACGCAAAGGGATAGCTTAACTGTATCGACCGAAGACCCTGAAATTACGGAGTTTCTTTCGGAAGAAAGCGACACGCCGGAGGACACGAACGAAACGCCGGGGGCGACTACAATCGACTTCATATTGATGGACCCGGACGCGACTGTCTTCGAAAAGCTGTTTGGCGGCACCGTCGACGGAGAGAAATGGTCAGCGCCTTCGCAGGCTATTAAGCTGGAACAATCAATCAGGATCACGCCTCGTAAGGGACTGGTCTACACGTTCCCGCGCGCGTCGGTTGTGGCAAAGCTTAACGCAAGTTTCGGACGTACGGAAGTATCGGGGTTGCAGATAACTGCAACTGTGCTGCAGCCGACCAAAGAAGGCGAAAGCTGGCTGTACGTTGAACCAAAAGCCTAATTTGAAAAGCCTCTAACCGGGGCTTTTCATTCTTTTTTCACCTGAATACACTATGAAAGAAAAGGAAAAGGATTTCGACGCTTATAAGGCAGAACGCAACGAACTTGATCTGCTGATCAGAAAAGGCGTGAAGTTCACAACGCCGAAAAAAAGCTTTTTGCGATGGTTCGGTAAGAAGGAAAGGGAATGGGTAATCAATCAACCTTTCTTAGGGACGCTGGACCGGTTAAGCGCATTGTATATCGAAATGGGGATTGATGAAAGAGACTTCATTGGCGAAAATGCGCTGGTTTCGGCTAAAAAATTGACCCGTAAGACGGCAAAGCTCGCAGCAAAGGTCGTAGCGGTCGCCGTTCTGAATAACCGCGTTAAGATCAACCTGCTTTCAGGATTACTTGCTAATTACTTTCTGTGGCGGTTGCAACCGTCAAAGCTCCTGCAAATCTGCATATTGATTAACTCAATGAGCAATTTCGGGGATTTTACAAACTCTATCAGATTGATGTCAGCGTCGCGGACGACGGCGCCGAAGACTCCAAAGCAGGATCTGATAGAGAAAGAACAAAAGGACTCAGAAGTCCTTACGGATACCGAGGGCAAATCTTAAGTCACTTTGGTTGGACGTGGGAATATCTGCTTTGGGGCATTGAATGGAACATCGTTCAGCGCATGCTTATAGATGCGCCGCATTATGATTTTGATAAGAAAGAAGACGAGGCTAAGAGAGGGTCAATTTTCGATCTGGACGAAGACGACCTGAAAAGCATGGGCGAAAAAGAACGGTATTCAATAGAAGAAATTAAGAAATACATGAACAGGCTGAAGTAATGGCTCTTAATACTGACGGTGCGCTTAGCTTTGATGCTGTAATTCAAAATACGCAATTCAAACGACAAATTGACGAGATTGAGCGGCGGATACGGGGACTTGCGGTCAATACCGAAAAGGAAACCGGCCGCATGGACACGGCTTTCCGTCGTGTCGCTGCCGGCATAGGAGCCTATTTCAGCGTTCAGGCATTATCCGGGTTTACCCGCGAACTTATCCGGGTGCGCGGCGAATTTGAACAGTTCGACGTTGCAATCCAAACGATATTAGGAAATAAGGCGCGCGCCGACGCATTAACGGCGCAGGTTATAGACCTTGCCGCAACAACGCCTTTTCAGCTTACCGACATAACCAAAGCGACGCAGCAATTACTTGCCTACGGATCAGTCGCAGAAGACATTGCCGATGAAATAACCATGCTGGGCGACGTTGCATCGGGCGTTAGCCAGCCAATCGGGGATCTGGTCTATTTGTACGGAACGCTTCGCACACAGGGCCGCGCCTATACCCGCGACATTCTGCAATTCACATCAAGAGGGGTTCCAATTATTCACGAGCTCGCAAACGTTCTGGGCGTTGCGGAAAGCCAGGTGCAAAAACTTGTAGAAGCCGGTCGTGTAGGTTTCCCTGAAATCGAACAGGCCTTCCGAAACATGACACAGGAAGGCGGCATATTCGCCGGGCTGATGGAACGGCAAAGCGCAACGATCGTCGGCCAGCTTGCCAACCTGCGCGATCAATGGGATCAAATGCTCAATGAGATCGGCGAAAGCACGCAGGGCGTATTCTCCGGGGCGATCAGCACAGCGAGAACGCTGATTGAGCATTACGAAGAAATCGGAAAGGCCATTGCTGTCATTATAACGACTTACGGGGCTTACAGGGCTGCGGTTGTAGCTGTTACCCTTGCAAAGCGCGCCGATGCATTCATTACGACGAAAGCCATTGCCCTTCAAAAGCTTGAACTGCTGCAGGGCCGGGCGTTGACGCTTGAACAGGCGCGAAGGCTGGTTCAACAGCGGTTGTTGACAGTTTCCAATTTGAAACTGATGGCTTCGCAGTTGAAGCTTAATGCGGTCATGTTGGCTAATCCTTATGTGCTTGCCGCAACGGCGGTCGTTGGGTTGACTGCTGCGATCATAGCCTACAGCAAACGATTAACAACGGCTGAAAGAGCGCAGCGGGATTTCAATAAAGCTATGCAGGATGGAAAGGATAGGACCGGGGAGCAAATCGACGCAGCGCAGGAACACATCAGGGTCATTAAAGATGAAACGGAAACCCTGTTCGCTCAACTAAAAGCCAGGGAGCAACTGCTTCGGACGTTCCCGGACCTCATCAAAAACATGAGCGTTGAGGAAATCCGGTTGATTTCATTAGAAGAATGGCAGCGAAAGTTCAATGAAACCAGGGACGAAAGAGAGATCGAACAGGCGAGGAAATACTATCAGGAGCAGATAGCGCTGGCAGATGAACTACGAAAAAAATTAGAAGAAGCGGTCGCCGCGCGATCAGGAAGGTTTAGTAATGCCGGTTTTTACGTTGATACAAGCGTTATCCTGCTACGGCAGCAACTTGAAAGAGCGGAAGCTGCAGCGGAAACCGCAAAAGAAGCTTTGGACAAGCTGCTAATCAGACAGTTTGAGGCAAACGCAACCGACGAAGAGAAGCTGGCAAGATATGAGCAGCAGCGCGACGTTTTGCAACACCAGGTTGACCAGCTACAGGAAATGACTAAAGCGGCCGCAAAATTTCCTTTCTACTTCGACGACGCACAGAAAAGCATTGGCCAGATGCGGCTTGATTTCCTGATTCGCCAACTTGACGAGGTAAACAGGAAGATTAATCAACTTGTCAAACCCAGGGAGCAGCGAACAGTTGCGGAAGAAATCGACAGGTTGCAGCAGAGCCTTGCCGAACAACAAAGAATATTGTCTGATTTGCGTCAACCTACTGCGGTTTTTGATCTGGACGCAATCGAAAAAGCGGAAGCCGAAATCAAATCCATTACCGACCAGCTACGAGCATTAGGGGTTGAAGGCGAAAAATCCGCCCCTTTTGGCTCGCTTAAGTATTGGGAAGACGTAGCAAAGCGCGCAGAAGAAATAATCAGCCTTACGCCCCGCGAAAATGAAGCCGAAATCCGGAAACAGCAGGAAATCAAAACCAAGGCTGAACAGAAAGCAGAAGAAATCCGGCAGCTGATCGCAAAACGCAGCTTTGACGAGGAACTGGAATACAAGCGCAAGCAATATGAATTATATCAACGGTGGATTCAATTCACAAGCCAGGAAGCGGCGGACGAACAATTTGCAACGCTTATCGCTGACGGCAAAGGCTACGTTGACTTTCTGCAAAGGCAGATTAAGAAACTACAGGCAAAGATCGACAGCGGGGCCGCATCAAATACGGAGATCGAGCAATTCCAGACGCTGAACATTGAGCTGCAGGACGCAACCGGCGCACAGTCAAAGATTGATCTTTTCAGGGACAAGCTCGAGCAGGCGAAAGAAGAAGCGATTTCCTTGACCGACTACATCAAAAGATTACGGGAAGAACAGGATAAGTTGGCCGGGGATCGCACCGATTTTGGTTTCAGCGCGCGCGGAGTCGTGGCCGTAGAATTGCAGGAGGCCGAACGAGAACGGGCGAAATTGCTGCAGCAGTTTATTCAGGACACGCAAACGACCGAGCAGCGGGAATTGCAAATCGTTCAGAACTTCAACGACTTAAGAGCAGAGGCTAACCGGCAATATCTGCAGGGCCGGTTGAAGGACCGCGAAGCGGTAATGAATAAGATAGCTCAGGCGGAACAGGAGGCGTTGGCGGCTGAAAGGGCAAGGGTTGCAGAATCGGGCGAGTTTTACCAGAAGTTGTTTGGCGATATTGTGAATTACGGCGTACGGTCGTTACGGGAATTGGCAGATCAGACGCAAGCTGTGCTGGATAGCGCAAGGCGGACACAATCCGCCGACGGTCAGGAATATTTCTTAGTAGATATACCGGCGCTTAATGAAGAAGGCGAAGTCGTCAAAAAACAGGTCAAGCTTACGCTCGAAGATTTCATCAGATTTCAGAATCAGATAATTGCAATTCAGGGCGAAATAAGGACAAAAAACCCATTTGTCGCGATTGGCGAAAGCTGGAAGGAAATGCAACGTGCTTTTGCAGAAGGCGACGACGCAGATATTTCCAGGGCTATTAATGAATTCAATGCCTCAATAAGCGAAGCGACAAGCAAGCTTTCTGAATGGGGCCGCACACTTTCAAAGGTATTAGGCGAAGACGCGGCGCGCGCTATCGACACCCTGGGCCAATTAGCAGAAGGGCTGGCCAGCATAGGGGCGGGCATTGCAAGCAAAAATCCGGTTAGCATTATCGACGGCGTGGTAAAGGTAATAGGCGCCCTGGGCGACGTCCTTACCCGGGGCAAACAAATCGCCGAAGAAAACAGGAAGATTCAGCAGCTGATCAACGAATTACAGCGGGAGTTCAACTTGTTGCTTAATGAGCGGATCAGGTTGCAGGAAAGCGCATATGACAGCGTTTTTATCGACGATTGGGTAAATAGTTTACAGCAAGCTCATAAAGCCATTGACGACGCAAATCAGGCGTTTCAGGACTTGCTAAAAGTAACGGATGTAAACCTTTTCGGCATTTCAAAAACACTCGCTGGTGATGCGGCGTCGGCGCTTGGGGATACCAGAGACGCTACAATTGAAGAATTCTTAAGAGCGCTGAAAGTTCAGACCGGATGGAAGAGGGGCGGATTCCTGGGACTTGGAAAACCCGATGCTGTATTTGGATCGTTGCTGGAAGCCTTTCCCGAACTAATACAAAATGGTGAATTCATGGTCGCAGAAGCTGAAAAGCTATTATCGATCATGGGAGATCTATTACCTGAAGAAACAAAGGAAGCGTTACAGGCTTTGATTGACTGGACAAAACAGGCGGAGGAAGCACAGAAACAGATAGAGAGCGTCATTGAATCAATTGCCGGAAGATTAGGAAATGAATTACGCGACGCTCTTGTAACGGCATTTGAAGAGGGTACAGACGCTGCAATGGCGTTCGGAGACGCTGTTGAAGGCGTTTTGGAAGACATCATATCAAGCCAGATCTTCAATGCTGTTTTTGGACCGGCGCTGAAGCATCTTCAGGAAGACATAATCGCTTCCTTTGATCCGGTTACTGGCGATCAAAGCTTAACGGACGACTTCGCGAAGTTTTTCGCACAGGTGCCTGAGCTAATCGATTCATTCAACGAAGGGTTGGAAGAAGCGCAGAGGCAGGCGAAACGTTACGGGTTTGACCTGTTCGAAAGCACAGTGGACACTGCCGACAAAACACTGACAGGCGGCATCAAATCGGTAAGCGAAGAAACCGCAGGCATTATAGCCGGGCAAATGAACGCGATCAGGATTAACCAGGCTGAAAACCTGCGTTTGGTCCGGCAATCACTGCTGTACCAGGCAGAAATCGCGTCAAACACGCGGTATAACCGTCACCTGGAAAGTATCGACCGCAAGCTGGACGCATTGCAAAATAACCCGTTACGGGCGCAGGGATTGGGGTAATTAACAAATTAAGACAATGAGCGAGATCATATATACAGTCGATGGAGTAGATTTCAAAACGTACGGGGTTCGCGTTAGTGAGAGCTTTGGCGTTGTGGACGGGTTGAAACCGAAGGATCCGCTGATTCGGGCAAATTGGCCGGAATACCACGGCGAAATCATAGACCTGGGAGCGGTAAGGTTTGAACCGCGTGAAATTGAATTGCGGTGCTGGATCAAAGCATCGGGCCGGCTTGACTTCATGGATAAGCTGAATGCCTTCATGCAGCAATTCTACACCTCGGGATTGAAACGCCTGCAAATCGCAATTGACGACGAAAAACCGCTTTGCTTCGAAGTATATTTGTCCGACCGGTCGGAAGTAGAAAAGAAATGGCGGGAAAATAAGATGTTCGGCACGTTCAGCCTGAAACTTAGGGAGCCGGAACCGGTGAAAAGATTGCTCCGATACACGCGGACCGGGCCGGGCGACGCAGAAGTAACGATCACGTTGACCAGCTCAAAGTTACTCAACATCTATTGGGGCGACGGGGAAAAGACCGTTGACGTAAGCGGAACGGATGAGGTAGTCACGCATACTTATGCGTCAAACGGAACTTATTTCATCATAATCGCAGGCGTAATTGATGAAATCGAATCATTCACAACGAATGCAACGACGGTATGGAGCAAATACTAATATACAAACCCGGGCAAACGCCAGGCATCGGCGAAATGGTGATAGGCGATACCTTCATTATCGGCTATACGCAGGAGGGCGGCCCGGAAACCGAACTGATCCGTACCGAAATTCCGTCGGTCATACTTCGCGCCGAACAGCGCAAGCAGCTTTTGGGCGAAGACGTTGTCAATATCGAAATTGAATCCGCCCAAACAATCGATTTCCAGATCGGCCACAGGATAGATATTTTCGGCGAAACCTACACGCTCAACCAGCTGCCTACCGTCCGCAGGGTCGCTGAACGAAGGTTCATATACGATCTGGTTTTCGAATCCGTTCAGTATGACCTGTTACGGGCGCAATACTTCAACGTCGACAGTTTGGGAACGTTCACGTCGGGCGAATTTTCATTAACCGGCGACATCAAGTCCTTTCTGGACGTGCTGATGTACAACATCGACCGCGTCCTGGATGAAACATGGGAATTAGGCGATTACCCGCAAGGTTCAGCCGTCAAAACCCTGACTTTCGACAGTGAAAACTGTCTGTCAGTCCTTCAAAGAATTTGCCAGGAATACGAAACTGAGTTCCTTATTGAACAGGACAGCGAAGGCAACCGGACCCTGCACGTTGGAAAGCAGGGAACAATCTTGAATCATACTTTTGAATATGGCCGGGGCAAAGGCTTATATGAATTGAAGCGCGAATCAGTTAATACAAAAAACATGATTACGCGTTTGTATGGGTATGGGTCAAACAAAAATCTAAAATCAGGGTACCGGAACTATTCGCAGCGGCTGAAATTCAGCGATAATTCATACCTGGATAATTCGGAAGCTGTAGATGCTTTTGGCGTAATAGAAGGCTCAAAAATATTTGAAGAAATATTTCCGCGACGGGAAGGCACAGTAACGGGCGTTGATAGTCAGAACCGAATGGCTTTCATCGACAGCGCCATGGATTTCGACCTGAACGAGACCGGCGAAAACGGGACGCTTTGGCTTATCCCCGGAACGTCGGCAAAGGTTCATTTCAATACCGGAAACCTGGCAGGTTATGAGTTCGAAATCAGTTCATACGATCACGACGCAAAGCTGTTTCAGCTAATCCCGATCAAAGACGAGCGCGGACAACAGTTTCCGGATCCTAACAACGACGCATTCCAGATCGACGTAGGCGACAAATATGTGCTGCTGGACATTAACATGCCGGACAGCTATGTTGAGGCCGCCGAAACCGAATTGCAGAACGCAACGCAGGCTTACCTTGACCAGAACAGCGCGCCGCGCGTTCAATATAGCCTCGAAGTTGACGAGACTTTCCTTTCAGCGCAGGAAACGCCTGGCAGTATAACTAATTTCTTCGCTTTGGGCGATTCGCTGCAAATCAAAGACGACGACCTGAACATTGACAAGGCCAGCCGGATAATCGGATTTACGCGCGACATTATCAATCCGTACAAATACCGGGTTGACATTGCCGACAGCTACGAAGTTGCTATCATTACCCGACTGATTGCGGATAACAGGGAGTTGCAACGCATTGTAAAGATAAACGAGCTTCGCGACCCTTCACGGGCGCGGACGACCTGGCGCACGACGCAGGAGTTGCTTTCAATGATCTTTGATACTGACGACTATTTCAAGGATGGCAACATACGGCCACATAGCATTAGCACGCAGATGCTGGCCGTTGGCGCGAAGTCGCAGCAGTTCCTTGTCAATGCAGTAATTGAACCAAATTACAACGGCAACGCTAATTCCGTGCGCGTCAACGCCGGTTCGCTTGTCCATTATACGATTGAAGATGATCCGCGGACATGGAACATAGGCGCCGTAACGGTGAACCTCGAAGACAACAACGCACGTTACATCTATGCGAAATGCAACAAAGCAGATGGCAGTACGGAAGCGTCGGTCATTTTTTCGACTGAACAGATACAAGCTGACGAAGATCAGAACTATTACCATTTCCTTATCGGCATCCTGCACAGTGTGGACGACGGCGTAAGGTGGATTTCATTGACCTACGGATCGACTACAATTAACGGGCGATTCATTAAGACAGGCCGCATTCAGTCCGGCGACGGGCTGACCTATTTTGACCTCGATCTGGGAGAGATCGGCGGCAAGATCGTATTCACGATCGGCGAAGAAAGTAAAACGATTGAAGAATGGGCGGCGTCGATCCAAAACCAACTCGACGGGCAGATCGAACAGCATTTCGAGGAATACAACCCGACAAACGAAAACTTTCCCGCTGCGGAGTGGACGACAACAGAATTGAAGGAAGAACACCTGGGCGATTTGTTTTACAATACGACGAACGCACGGGTCTGGCGTTGGGTGAAGCAGTCAACGACTTATTTTTGGCAGGAATTAACGGACAACGAAGCCGCCGAAGCCCTGGCGCTGGCGAATGATGCGCTGGCGCTGGCAATGGACAAAAGGCGAATTTTCACCACTACTCCCTCGCCTCCCTACGAAGTCGGCGATCTTTGGGCGCAAGGCAGCACGGGCGACCTGATGCGCTGCATTGTCAGCAGACTATCGGGAAATTACGTTTCTTCGGATTGGGAAAATGCGACGCGGTACGATAATACAAAAACATCGATCGACGGCGGGATTGTTACGTCAGGCCGGATCCAGTTAGCCGGACCCGGCGGTTCTATTCTGGCAGGCATAACCGGAGCGGGGACTACTTCAAGCAGCATAAGGATATGGGCCGGGGCTTCTTATGAGAACCGGGCGCAGGCTCCATTTAGGGTGCAGCAGGACGGGAAGGTATATATGACTGACGCGGTTATAAGTGGGAGCACTTTTACGGGTTCTATTACGGCAACCGATGGGAAAATAGGGGATTTCAGAATCACAAGCGGCATGTTGGATTCGATAGAGCCAGTTGGAGGAGGACAGTTCGGTATTAGGCTTTTCAAGGAATTTATTTTTTTTACTGACACTGCAAACAATAGGGCCGCATACATGGGGTCTAACGTTCTGCCATTTGGATTGGGAGGATTGGCTCGATTTGAAAACGGAGAAAATAATCCGTTTGGTGCGAACTATGGAATTATGATTACAGTCGAGAATGGAGAAAGAAATATAGCCGCAAAGATTAAAGGAAACACGGTTGTAGAGGGTCTACTCTGCGAGTATGAATATGGGCTATTTATTCCCAGTTCGATTAACGGCAACGTACTTCCGTTCAAAAAATCAACAGTAATAGTCCATGCAGCTCACGCAGGATGGCAGGAGGTATTTTTACCTTCGGTTAATACAATACGGGCAGAATTAGGGATAAGCGGTTCGTTTTCACTTCGATTTCTTATAACCGGGTATATCGATAGTTTGGACTTCGGCCTCAATGGCAATGATTTTACGCTCAAAGATCTAAACGCAGGAAATGTAAGTGGAAACCGCGTTCTTATGCGCAGGGGAGACACTATAGAACTACTACTATACCGCACATCTGGCGGCAACAATATAGCGCAAATGATTCAACATTTTAGGTAATTTATAAGACTATGGAAATATCATTCAAAAACCTGAAAGTACCGGCCGACCTGAAAGCGACAACGTTCGTAAGCGTCGACGTAAGGAAGGATCTGGGTAACATTATTTACCGGAATAGCGCTGATTTGGGCGCGTTCAAGCTTGCTGAAAAGATATATGATAGCGGCGAAACATGCGAGATCAGCGAACAGGAAAAGGACCTGTTGCTGAACATCATAAAAATGCCGGAGCTTGGAATTTCTATTCCGGTTCAGGAAGGAATAGCGCTGGCTTTAGGGGTTGAAAATTATTTGGGCCGAAAGTGATTATATTATAAACACTTTTTTGCATAACTTTAAAATCAAAAACCGATGAACTTAATCGTAAAAGCCCTGACTGACAACATTAAGGTTGTATTCGCGTGGATCCAATCCGCGATAATGTTAATGATCGATAGCGCGAGCGACGCGATGAACATTGAATACACGCTGAAAATAGCTATTCAATTTTTGACCGTTGTTTCGCTTGTAACGGCGATCATATACACGATTTTCAACACAATAAAGGTCAGGAGGCAAACGCCGCCTGCGCGAAATGACAATGATAACGAAAGCTGATTTAATCAAAATAGCGGGAAGCCGATATATTAACGACGAGTTAATTGACGGGCTCTCTGTCATTGAGCGCACGTATGAAATCAATACGTCGCTTCGGAAATGTCATTTTCTTGCGCAGGTCCTGCACGAAAGCGCAGGGTTTAAGTTCCGGGAAGAAAATTTGAATTATTCCGAAAGCGCATTGTTGAAGGTGTTCCCGAAATACTTTTCGCAGTTGGAGGCGAAAGCTTTTGCCAGACAACCCGAAAGAATAGCTAATAGGGTGTACGCTAACCGCATGGGAAACGGCGATGAAGCATCCGGCGACGGCTGGCGGTATCGTGGCAGGGGCTACATTCAATTAACCGGCAAAACAAATTACATGAGCGCCGGAAATGCCCTGGGCGTTGATTTTGTCAGTAATCCCGAACTGGCGGCTGCAAATCCTTACGCGATAATGACAGCCGGCTGGTTTTGGAATGCCCGCGATCTTAACAGGTTCGCAGACAATGACGACCTGATGGCCATTACAAAGCGGATCAACGGCGGCTATAATGGGCTGGCTGACCGCAGGAACTGGCTCAAAAGATGTATTTCATTTCTAACTTAAAACATATATGTTATGACATTGAAACCTAACAGACCAGGTGAACTCTACGAGCATGGGAAGACCTGGGTAGAATCCAAAACAATTTGGGGCCTGATCGTTGCGATCTGTCCGATTATCTTTTCCTTTCTTGGAATTGACATCGGAACTGTTTTTACGGACAACCTGAACGATACCGTTCAGACGGCAAACACAGTCTGGAATGAAGTAGCCTCTTTGATCGGCATTGTCATTGCCTGGTGGGGCCGCGTAAAGGCAAGGTATAGAATCGGAACCGGTCAGAATGCGATCTCTTAATTTGTTCATAATGCTGTTTAGTGTGGTGCTGTGCGGATGTTCCGCGCAGTACCATCTTCGCAAAGCATTGAAAAAGGATCCGTCGATTGTAGTCAACGATACAGTCGTTACGGTTGACACGGTTTGGCGGCAGATACAGCGCGTCGATACCGTTTTCAAATACGATTACAGCGACACGGTTGTATTTATCAACAAAGATTCCGTTGTGGTTAAGTACTTTCATTCTCATACGGATTCGCTGACATATATTGAAGCTGATTGCCCGGATTGCCCGGAAATAACCGAAAAAGAAACTGTAACCAAAACGATCAAAGTTGAACCGACTATCTGGCAACAGATCAAAAACACTTTGCCGATTATCCTGATCGGACTTGCGGTCATGGCCGGTATTACAACCTTATTAATCAATAAAAAATAATCAATGCAACGGGATATTGCTTACTTGAAATCAAGATTTGAAAATGGGGACAAACCGTCCGAACAGGATTTCATTGACCTGATCGACAGCATATTGCATTATTCCCGCATCAAGCAAACCGAAGGCGAGAGCCAAACCGACCTGATGAGCCAGGAGGCGGTAACGATTGCGCTGGAAGGCATCAGGGAAATTATTCAAAATCTGACGCTGGACAATATTGCAGACGGCAACGAATTTAAGCGGTTGACAGGTACAGAAAGGCAATTAATAGCGCTGATCAAAACTGACCAGGGCGCTAACAAATTCCTATCCGGCGATGGTCAATATAGGGAAGTTCAAACCGAAAGTAGTGGGCATCCACATGCCAGATTTCGAACTTTTGAAAATCTGACGGAAAGGAATCAGTGGACGGGATTGATTGATGGCGACGCGGCGTTGGTTTGGGATGCTTCTGCTGATCCATTGATCGAAAGCGGATTAGGCGTATATTTCTGGAATGCGGCGCAGGGAACCTGGCGCCTGCTGGTCGGAAGTGGCGGCGGGGCTGCAACAGGTATTAATGCGGTTGATACATTTGAGGATCTGGGCAACATACAGGGGCAAAGCGACGGTTACCCGGTCATAGTTTGGGACGCTTCTGGCGATCCCGATCTGGACGGGGGGTCCTTCCTGTATGCCTGGAAATCAGATCCGGGGGAATGGCGAAGAATCGGGGGAACCGGCGGAGGAATAATTGTCGATCCAACAAAGCTATCCGATCCGGAACTCGTACTTATTTCAGGAAATGAGCAGATAGGCGTTGAAATAAGGAATATTGACGAAAACGCAATTGGCGTTGAACTATACCGCGCAACAATAGCCGACTTTTCCGACGAGGTACAGGTGCCTGTCAGCTTTTCGGCTGGGATGATAAGCCTTATAGATTCGGGACTTACAAACGGCGTTCGATATTTTTACCGCGTAAGGGTTACGGGCGGCGAAAATTACGACCCTTCCAATTTTGTAATTAATTCCCGCGTGCCTGTTAACGTCAATCAGCTGGCAGCGCCTTTCATCTTTCTGCTTGGCGGCAATGAGGAAATCGAGGTTTTTGTCATGGGTATTGAGATTCGGGCCAAAGACGTTATATTGATGCGCGCAACGCAACCGGATTATTCAGACGAGGTCCAGGTGCCGGCGACAATTACCGGGGAACAGTCAATATTAACAGACGACAATGGCGGGGCCGGGCTTACTAATGGAACTACCTATTATTACAGGGTCAAGCTACAGGCTGACGACTACGACGAAAGCGTATGGGTGGAGGCGTCGGAGGCTCCCACCAATCTGCCGCGACTGGAAGCGCCTATTCTTAGATTGCGTGGTGGTTCAAGCTTTGCACAAATTGAGATCAGCAATATAGACGAAGATGCGGAGGACGTGGTTCTTACCCGCTCGCTGGATAGCGATTTCTCTGATGAACAAGAAGTGCCGGTATTGTTCAATCCAAACGGAATAATCCTTTCTGACACAAACACAACGGCGGGGCTTACCTACTACTATCGCGTCAAAGCAGTTGCAAATGGGTTCGCTGATAGCGTATACGCTACAAGCAGGATCAAGGTAGTGGCCGGGGCTTCCACGTTCGACGTGCATCCGGCCGGATCGGGTGGGGCTTATCTGCCCAACGGACTTATTGAATACCGTCCGCGAAACTTCAATCCGGCGCAAAAATACCCTGTGGTCATCTGCAAACATGGATTTGGGGAGCCTGGCGACGGGTCAACCTTTCAGCTTCAGTTTCTTGTTACGAATGGCGTTGCGAAATGGCTATATCGAACGCCTGACGAAATGGACGAGATAGTTGGCAATTTCGTTGTTGTTGTGCCTCAAAACTTCGCAGGCGCATGGAATGCCGGCGTGCTATTGACAATCGTTAATGCAGTAAGGCGGTTGCCTTACGTCGATCCGGCAAGAATATGCACAAACGGGTTTTCTTCCGGTGGGTGGGCGGCGCTAACGTGCATCACAAATAATACAATTAACCCTTACATAGCCGCCGCCGTGCCTATTTCAGGCGGTCCTCTAACCGAACACGAAAACAACGTCGCTAACGGTCTTGAAATCCCTACCTGGATGTTTCACAACAACGACGATGTGCCGCCCAATACAATCGGGGACGTTAAGAACTGGATTGAGGCGCGCCGGGCGTTGGGAGGGGATCAGACATGGCTTACAAACTACGTAGGTGGCGTTGGACACGACGCATGGAACCGAACTTACAACAATCAGGGTATGACCGATCCGCTGGTCCTGAATGAGCCTTACGAAATCGAGTTCAAAGAATCGATGTTTGACTTTCTTGCAAAATACGCGGTATTATTACGCCCTTATATCATTTCGGCATTACCTGACGGGGAAAATGCAATTGACGTGGTTTGGAGGGACGACAACGAAACGACGCAGGAAAGCGGATTTTTCCTCGAACACAGGACAAAAGGGTCGGGGTCATGGACGGTTATTCCGATTGGGGCGGGACAGACGCAGCATAAAATTCCTATTCCCCCGGCGGCAGGATCAATTCAGGAAATAAGAATAAAAGCCGTGGGCAACGGATCAACGATTAGAGATTCGCGGTACTCGTATGTGATTCAGGGCCATACCGAAGGCATTGACGAGGCGACAAAAACTGTACAGGTTCATTTCGACAGATTTGACAACGATACGGTAATCCCAGACAACTACTGGAATGGTTGCCGAATTCATTCTATCCCGGACAATACAATCCTAAGAAACGACTTAATTGCAATGGATGGATCGCAAAGCGGCTGGATCCTTGTAGCTGAAAAAGGTTGTTGGAACGCAGCGACAGAAAGCGCGGTGCAGGCAGGTTCGCCTTTCCCGAATGACATTGTTCTTCACCGAGCATTGCAAAACACATTCACCGATCAGTCGACTAATAATAGCATGTATGTCGGCAATCTTAATCCTGCAAAGAAATATAGGCTGAAATTTTTCGGCTACATAAATAGCAATGAGCCTTACATGACTGAGTTTGAATGCCAGGGCGTTAAGCAGGTCCTGGATTGTAACGACAACCTGGACAAGGTCAGAACTTTCAACGACGTAAGTCCGGACGGGAATGGACGAATCTATTTCAAATTTGGCAAAGCAGAGGGAAACACGCTGGCTTTTGCAGTAGCAAACGCGGTAATTATTGAAGAATTATAATTTTCATATCCATGGCGCAAAACAGATATTTGATATTCAAACGTAGGAGACGACGTAACAAAAACCAGTTGCTTCATTTTTTTGTGATAGGGCAATCACAGGCGCGCGGTTACAATTCAAGTCCGAAACTCAATCACGATCCAGACGAAAACGTGCTGATGCTCGGAACGACGCCGGTCCTGATCAATGAAACCGAACAGGATATCGCCGCAATGGATTTACAGATG